GGGAACTCATGTACGATTACTTCGAGGCATCCGGCTTTTACTTTTCCAATCATTGATCTCTCCACCACCAAGCCATGAAACACATCAAGAAGAAGCGGGGTCGCAAACCCCTACTCGTCCAAGATCTCGAAGAGATCGCCATCCGGCTCTACGCCCTCTCCCGGGAGATCGATCGCATCCGCACGATCTACCTCTCGGCTCCGGCATCGAAGAAGAGGATCAAGCGATGAGCAATCCGATCAACAAGATCAAGAAGGCTCGGAGCCTTGCCTTTGATCTCGGACTCAAAGCCGGACAGAGTGCCGCAGAGTGGTCTGCGATGGATCTCTTCGGAGGTCGGCAGACCAAACCGGATCGAGCCCGGGAGAACGCCATCAACATCATGAACGCTGAGTTCATCGAGGGCTGTCCCAATCTCTCCGGAGAGTGGGCTAACGATCCGACCCCGACCACCCTTACCCGGGAGATCCTCGAAGAGATCAAGGTCGATCCGGATCTTCTCCCGGATGATGACTTCTCCGACTACCTCGAAGAGATCTCCGAGTCTTGGGAGATGGGAGCCGAAGAAGGCTTCTCGACTAAACTCACTCGTCTCGCAAAAGACTTCCTCGCATGAAGATCGAGATCAAGAAGGTGAACCTCTGGACAGAGGAAGTGACCCGGGCTTGCGGGACATGGAAGACCGGATCGATCGATGCCGACTTCCTCCAATTGGTGACGCTCTGCGGGACTCCGACTTTCTTCCGTCCTCATCTGGATCCGGAAGACGAGAAGACTCTTTGCGAGTGGGTAGTCATGATCGATCCGGAAGATGAGAAGACCCATGTCGTGACGATCTACGATTGGAAGACCGGGGACTACCCTTGGAATTGTCGGCAATGGAATACCGGGGGATCAGCATACGGCAGAGCCCTACTTGCGAAGGCTCTGATCCACATCAAGGAGGGTAAGCCTTGGAGCCGGGGAGCAGAGGAGCCGGATGGCTTATCATCGACCCTCGATCTCGAGATCTGATCCAGAGCCCCGGCATCCCCGGGGCTTTTCTTTGGCTTCGATCTGGGATGGGTATCCCTCCCGGGCAAGGGGAAGGTAGGGGGCTCCCCCTCAAATCGCCTCCTTGCCCCCTTCTTGCGAGCCTTTCGGGGGCTCCCGGGATGGGGTCGGGAGGGGACTCCCCGCCTCCCGCATGGTCAGACCTTCGATCATTCAAGAGATGCAAGCCGATGCCGGGGAGATGATCGGAGACTTCGGTCGCTCGATCGTATTCAAGAAAGTCCGGACGGAGTCTACCCCGGCAACCTTGACGCTGATCGGTCTGATCTCCGAGCCGATGATCTCGACCGAGTTGGAGATCGGAGGACTCAATCAGAAAGCCGCTTTCGATATCAAGGTTCGCTCGACTGAAGTGATCCCTGCCGGATGGGTAGGCTTCAAAGAGTGGGGCGATGTCGGTCGGCATTTGACCATGAACGGAACCGATACCGAGTTCCGAGTCATGGCTGTCTCTATCCGGGAAGGATCGGCATGGGTATCGATGAAGGTCGAAGCCGCTGATCCTATGCCATGAGCCTTACCGGAAGACTCACAGGCAATGTCTCCGGCTCCGGAGAGATCGTAGTCGATACCTCCGGCTTTGCCGGGGCTCTCCGGCAATGGTGGTCGATGGGACATCCCGATCTGGAAAAGTTGCTCAAGGAGGAAGTCGGCTTGATGGGCAAAGCCTTGATGCAATGGACTCCACCCTTCGCTCCCGGAGGTGGCAAAGGTCTATCGCTGGCGGCTTACAACAATTCAAAGAAGCGGATCCTCCGGGAGACGCAGTTGGTCTTTAAGCCGATGTGGCAGATCCCCTCGATCGAGATCGCAAAGCGAGATCGCTTCGACATCTTCCAACAAGTCCGCAAAGAGAAACTCCGCTACCGCAATAAGCCGGGAGGAGCGAAGTCTGCTTTGATGCAATCCTTCTACCGGGATAAAGATCCGCTCAAGGGCTTCTTCCGGTTGCAACAGATGTTCAAGAATAAGTCTCCGGCAAACAATACGATCCAGAGGAGAACGATCGGAGCGGCTTCCTATGGCGTAAGAGGAAACTTCCGAACGATGGGACGCATCATGGCTGGTCAGCAGAAAGTGGTCTACTATGTCAGCGACTACGACTCGATCAACAAAGCCGGGCTCCCGGCTCTCGAGCGGATCGGTCGCATGAAGGGTGGCTGGAACCAAGCCGTGATACAGATCACCGGGAAGGGAGTCCCGGATGTCCCGCTCTGGATCACCCGGCATAGCGGAACCGGAGGAGGATCCAATCGGCTAACCGATCTCTACAATCCGACCGCCATCATGCGGAACTCTCTGGGCAACACCTTTGATCTCGCTCGTAAGTTCAATACTGTTCAACGGGCTTTTGACCTTCGTGAAAAGAACCTCCGGGCAAAGATCAAATCTTACATCTCCAGCCTTACCCGAAAGACTATCAAATAACTTTACCATGAATGCCAAAGCAGTATGCGAACAGATCATCTCCGGCTACCTTGCGGATAGCACTTTGTTGACCTACCCGGTTCTCAAGGGTCAGACGAATGATGAGAAGTCTACCCCTTGCGTGATCGTCTACGCTCAAAGCATCCGGGCGAACCCGGAGATCCCGGATTGCGATGAGAACTACTTGGTCGATCTCAAGGTCATGGTGATCGCATCCGCTCAAGATCTTGATGAGGATGCCCACAAAGCAGAGGTCGAAGCCGTGAAGTCCCTGCTCCGGGATGTCGAAGCCATCTCCGATCTATGGGATCCGGCTGTCGAAGGGATCATGTACGATCTCTGGATCACCGGAGATGAGGAGGGCAAGGAGGACAATGACTTCGGCAATGTCCTATCATACCAGATCGCCATGGTAGGAGCCATCGCTTGAGGCGGGACGGCTCGCCACATTCATCATGGCTGCAATCGAAAAAGGCGGTACTGCTTACATCTGGGGTGTTGATCCTACCTCTGCGGTTCCGATCACTGTCACCTCCTTCTCGCTGACTGAAAAGTTCGGCATCGAGGCTTTCGTTGAAGACGAGAACGGCAAGCGAGTTGCCATGCGTCTCGATGACAAGGAGTTTGAACTCTCCCTCGAAGGCACTCTCAAGGCTACCGGATCTCTGAACGAACTCGGCACGAACATTTCCTACAAGGGTCGCACCTACATCATCAAGGAACTCGAGCATCGTGGCGAAGCCAAGGGCTTCCAGAAAGTCTCGGTCAAGGGCTCGGCTTACGAAGGCATCTCGCTGGCTGGTTAATCTAAAACACCTCCGGTGGATAAACGCTTTGCCACCGCCTTTCTTCCCTCACGCACTCGCAAGGTGCTTGGGAGGACTCTTCAGCCTTTCTCGATCCGGCATCGGATGATCTTGGAGGCGATGGAGTCTCCCTTCGTCACGCCCGGCAAAGAGACGATCTTCCCGAAGGATCTCATCGTTGCCTCAATCGTCTTGAGCGGTCGATCCGTAGATGAATGTTTAAGCGAGCCGACCATCGGAGACATCCTCCGATCTTGGCTCATGCATCGCTCGAAGGAATACTTCGATTACAACCTTGCCGGGATCCGAGTCCATCTCGAAGAGGGAGCCTCGTATCCGCTGGTGTTCAAGAAGCCGGAGAGCCAGAGAGCCGGGGATCCCCGGGGTCTTGATTGGCGAGCCCTCTTGATCGGCACGATGGTCAAGCGAGGCATGAGTGTGGAGGAAGTCTTGAGTCTGCCGGAGGCTCAAGTTGTCTGGCTCTACACTACGATCGGTATCACCGAAGGTATTGAGATCGACATCATGGATACCGACCTCGAAGAACAACTTAACTCCTCCAGACCATGAGCGTTCTTTCCGTAGTCCTTGGGCTCGATGCCAAAAAGTTCAAGTCCGGCATGGCTGGAGCCGCTGGCTATGCTCAATCGTATGGCTCTGCCATCCGGGGATCTTTACTTTCCGCTCTTGGTCCGGTCGCTATCGCTCTCGAGACTTTGAACCTCATGCGGGAAGGCTTCAATCAAGCCGCTAATGTTGCGGACTTGTCGGAGAGATACGGAGTAAGTGCTGATGCCCTTCAGCGTCTTGCCTTTGTCGGCAAGAAAGCCGGGATCGAGATGGGCGAGATCGCAAAGTTGATGAAGCAACTCAACAAGGCGATGGCTGAAGGAGCAGTCGATCCGAAGAAAGCGGAGATGCTCGAGAAGATGGGCATCGATCTTGTCGCTCTCCGTAATGGGACGCTGACCGCTACCGATGCTTTCTTCCAGATCTCTGCCGGATTGGATGGGGCTTCCAACAAAGGTGAAGTCCTGCTCGCTCTTTACGATATGCTCGGACGCTCCGGGGAAACGATGGCTACCCTCTTGAGCAAATCGGATGAGGAACTCCGGAAGATGTTTGAGGATGCGACTGTCATGACTGATGCCCAGATCGAGCAAGCCGACATCCTCGATGATCAGTTCAACACGATCGTTGAGGGAGCAAAGGTTGCCGGGATGTGGATCGTCCTGCTTATCGGAACCATCGTCACAGGCTTTGGCTTGGTGGCGAAGGCTCTGGCTTATGTTTTCTTGGGTCTGTACTCCGGCTTCCTTTACACTGTAAAGGGGATGATGTTCGCTTGGATGTCTTTCAAAAAGATGTTCGGGCTGGATACTACTGAAACTCAAAAGAGTATTGATGCACTCGATGCTCATCGTGATCGGATGGAAAAGGCAAAGGATCGGGCTCGAGAGGACATGAGCAATCACCTCTCTGATCTTGGTGACATGGCTGGTGCTTTGATTGGCAAGAAGTCCTCAAAGGAAAAGGTCGCTACGAAGAAGGGTCGAGACATCGAGGGCTTGACCGATGAGAACAAGGCAAAGGGCTCAAAGGAAAAGGGCATCGCAGTCCAAGCGATACAAGCGGTCGGTGGTGGTGGACTCGTTGCCGGTCCGAGCATCTCTCAACAGCAAGTCGACATTGCGAAGAAGCAACTCGAAGCCCAGAACCTTACGAACGAGATCCTTGAATACTACGGCTTGAACAAAGATGGAACTCCGATGACTACCGGAGGCTATCCCGGTCATGCCGGAGACTACCTATAAATCTTTATGCCAGACTCTGCATCTACAGGAAGTGCCACCGCATCCGGAGGCTACCGGGAGTTCACCGGGAAGTCTTACGGAGATGCTATGTCTACCCTTTTCTTACAGAAGGGATGGGCGATCAAGAACGATGGCTTCGGCTTGCTTGAGTCTTCAGTAGTCTTTCGAGGATCGCAGGACAATGCCGGCAATCTCCCGGTAAAGAATGAACCCCACATCCGGGATAGCCGACTGTTCTGCTATCGAGTGGAGACTACCAAGACCGAAGGCGGGATGCTCGAGTGCAAAGCCGACTACTGCGGGATCGAACAGGGAGACATGACAGAGATCAAGTTGTCGATCTCCGCATCTTCTTCGACTGATCCGATCGAGACGCACCCTAACTTCGAGAAGAAGATCGGAGGCAAGCCATCGAAGCCCATGAATGGAGCCGTCTTCGTTGATCCGCAGACGAACCAAGTGACCTCCGATGATGCGAAGGGAGTCTTCTCCGAGTTCGCTACCTTTGCCAATCACACTTACCCGCCATCTTCCGGGCTTGGTACGATGTCAGAGAAGAACCGATTTGCCGGGGTGAAGAACTTTTACAATCCCGGGGTGGCGATGAAGGGCGAGTTCTTCACGAAGGACATCGGCACAGTTGATAAGGTGATCGGTGCGGTGGGCAAATCTTCCAAGACCGGAAACTTCGGAGGCGTTGATCTGATCCCGGTTTGGGCAAAAGCGGCTGTCGCTTCGGCTCTCAAGCCCTACACAGTCGAGTTGGTTCAAGGTAAATTACTTCAGCGAAACTTCCTCCTCTCCTCTGCTTCTTGCGAAGCCTTTGGAACTGTCTACAAAGTCTCTTACGATCTTACCATGGGCGGGGCTCTTGGTTGGCTCGAGGAGATTTACCCGGATAGCCAAGCCGGAGGCTCTGCCTCATAAGTCATGGCGATTAGCAATGGCTCTGGAACGCCCGGTCCTTTTAAGCCGGGGATGAAAGCAATCGATAGCGGTATGCTTAACCAAATGTGGAACTCGATGAGATCCAATCAGCCGGGCATTCATGGATCCGGCTTACTCGCTCGCAAGACTCCGGGAGGAACCTTGATCGATCCGACCCAGCCTCGCAGACAGCCCATCGTCCTCCCTCCATTCGGTGTCTCGATCGAAGGAGATAAGATCAAGGTGAAGGCTGGCTCGGTGAATAATGTTGTGCCGACCATGGGTGGAAAGAAACTCGATGAGGATCCGGCTCCGACCTTAAACCTCCCCTCCGGATCATCCAAGAATTACATGGTCGTGGTCAAATGCACCGGGGAAAAGAACAAACGCTTCCCAATTCAAGCGACTGTCGAGGTGATCATCGATAGCCAAGCGACTCAAGATACAGACGCTCATGGCTATCTCGCCCTTGCTTCTCTTACGAAGATCGTGAGTAGCGAGGAGAAGGTAAGTTGGAGACTCAATCAACTCATCGGAGGATCCGTCTGGGCAGAGCGAAGAAAACTTACGGAACCGAACTCGGCTTTCTATTACTTCTCCCGGGTATGATGTTCGAGATCGAGCGTCCTTTTGCGATCATGCCTTTCCACTTGAGCGGCTATCGACCCTTGCCGACTTTGTACAAGCCGGGTTCGGAAACAGAAGTCGAGATCCTTGGGTATGCTACTGTCCCGGGTTTTGAGAATTGGCATCAAGAAGAAGGGGGAGGAAACTTTTATCACAACCTTAACTTCATTGGTAGTTTGCAGGGCAATGGAAATATCGGGCTTAGTATTGATCAATTTGTGCAAGGGTACTTTCATCCTCCGGAGTTTTGGGAGGAGGAGATTGATCGAGATCATGAGAAGGAACACAGAAAGAAGTATGCCGGAGTTATTACCACTGTTGTAATTGGTCCGAGATGGGAGGATCACATCCCATTCAAAGGGGTTACTTTTAATTTCAAGAACATCAAGAAGATCACCTACAAGACAGAGCAAGAGTTCGAG